CATCAGTCGCTGCCGAGCGTGATCTCCTAAACCAGTTGCCAAGCCTCCCGCGAGTCGTCGATGGCGCTTGCCTCGTTTGGCTCTACTTCGCCGGTGCCGCCACCGCCGCCAGTACCAACTTCTACGGCGCAGTCGAGTTCGGTTGGGGATGATCCATGGCGCTCAAACAGAACACGACGATCCTCTGCCAGTTACCACTCAGACAAATAGGTGGTGACCCTGGGACGTTGCGTTCCATGTGGGGACGCACCGATCTCAGGAACCAAAGCGTCGGAGAAGGGATCTCGTCAGAACTAGCAGGTATCCCATACGGACATCTCAGCCCATCCGCCTGGATCCTCCCGTACCAGAGCGGTGCCATGTCAGCGTTCACGTTCGTGGGCGCTCAATTCACGCTCGATCCGGTCAATGTCGCCGCAGGCCGCAACATCACCGGCGATTCACCCGTCACGTTTACCGTAGGGCCGTCACTCCTCCAACTCGTCGTTTCAGCTATCGGTGATTGCACGTTCACATTCACCGTCGGCCCTTCCGATCTTCCGGGCGCACTCAATGCCGTCGGAACCACTTCGGCCACGTTCACGGTCGGACCTACCACCCTCGGCGCTATCGTTGATCTCGACGGTGACACGATCGTCAGCTTCACCACATCGGGATCCACAACCGCCATCGGAGTTCTCGCTGGCGATGTCACCCCGTACACCCCGCTCTCACCCGAAACATTGGCCGCAGCCGTCATAGCGGCTTCGCAAACCACGCCCGTAGTCGCCGACGCCAAGAATGTCGTTGGCAATTACAGGGACCAATGGAAGATCAGGTCAACTTACAGGAACAGACAACGAAACTGATATGGGCACCCCACTCACAGGCAGTACCGTAGCCAGCACCTACACTGGCCTACTCAAGACCGCCGACAACGCTTCGGTCACATCATCTCTCAAGTCCATCTCAGATGGCGGTGGCCACGATTCCGCGCTTCAGGTCTCCACCACCGCCGTCAATGTGGCCGGCAATTTCACCGTCGCAACCAACAAGGTCACGGTCGATTCAGCCACCGGTAACACCGCTGTCGCGGGCACCCTCACTGTCACCGGTGCCACCTCTCTCAGCTCCCTATCGACCAGCGGAAACGTCACCGTCGGAGGCAACCTCGGAATCACCGGCACCGTCACATTCTCTGGTGGCATCACCGTTCCTGGCACCCTCTCCGTCACAGGCGCTTCCACGCTCACCGGTGCGGTCGGAATGGGCAGCACCCTCAACGTCAGCGGTCTATCAACGTTGGCCAGCGCCAATGTCACCGGAGCCGCCACCGTGGGCACCACGCTCGGTGTCACCGGACTCTCTACCCTAGGAAGCCTCACGGTCACCGGCGCTTCCACTCTCGACAGCTTGGGTGTCACCAATGCCGCCACCGTCGGAGGAACACTCGGAGTCACAGGCAACACCACGCTCAGCGGAGACCTGGCAGTCAACGGGAACACCACCATCGGAAACGCCTCGGGCGATTCGCTCACCGTCACCGCTGGCACGGTCGCCATCAACAACCTGCCGTCCAAGACCACGCCGGTCGATGCGGACACCGTTCTGCTCAGGGATTCAGCGGCATCCAACGCTCTCAAGACTGCCGCCGTTTCAACGCTCAGCGTCGTCAAGTTCACCTACTCCGAGGACATCGTCAAAACGTCCACGGCTGGACAAACCATCGTACTCACCACCGGGGTTGGATCCGCAATCCAACAGAGCGGAAACACTAACGATTGGACCTACACTTGGACCCCGAAAACTGTCGGGAACAAGGCTCTCATCAGGATCTCGATTCCGGTTCGCATGGGAATCGACGGCTACATCTACGCCGGCATCGTCAAGAGCCCATATGCTGTTGCAGATGTCATCGGAGTCGGTGGCAGCTATGGTGGCAATGCGTCTCCTATCAATGTCGGAGCCGAAACCGTCTTCACATCAACGGCATCAAGCCATGAGTTCAAGATCTGGATCACCGCAGCATCCCAGACAGTCGTCGTTGCCGAAAACCCTTCCGGTTATTACTTCGGTCAAACGGGAACGACGTTTCAGGCCAAGGTCCACTTTGAACTGATCGAGTACACATGAAACCCTCTGAAGTAGCCCAAGCGGCTTGCGACAAGCTCTCCTTCACCGACGCAGCCACGCTCGCGTTGGCCAAGAAGTTCTGCATCCGTCGCTACTCGATGATCTGGGACTCGTGCCTCTGGAACGATACCCTCGGCGTCGTCTCCACAGCCGTCACCAACGGCCAAGAACTCGTCACCATCTCGGACTACGTCACCGCCACGTACACCTCCGGGACCGGTTACAACATGTTCCTCGACTTCCCGGTCGCTTCGCGTTTCACCATCACCGGCGAGACCGACGGCATCGAGGTTCCATCCTCAGAATGGGTCTCGTTCTTCCAGCTCGATCCCAACACCTGGAACAACGTCGATAGCCGCAAGTCCACCCCGGGCAACTTCGTCAACTGGGCTCGCGTTCTCGGTGTCTCCTACGGCGAGGCCGGTGTCCCTCGCATCAAGCTCGTACCCACGCCCAACACCGACGGCACCCTGTTCATCCTCGGAAAGAAACAGTCGCAGATGCGGCAGTTCGGTGAGGCGACAACCATATCCAACGACACCAACTTCGAGCTTCGCGGTGTCGAGAACGCCCTCATGGCCTACACCGAAGGCGATCTCCTCGAATACTCCCGCCAGTACGGCAAGGCACAGGCCAAGTTCCAAGAGGGCGCTGCTCAGGTCTCCATCATGAAGGACATGGAGCGAGGACAGCAGCAGCAGATCAGCCGCATCATCCCGGATAGCCTCTACGACTACACGTTCCAGGACATCCTCTAATGCCATTCCAATCCACAGACGCGCTCGATGACCAGATGCTTCTGGATGGAAGCAATGGCTTCTCCACCGGTGTCATCTCCGCCACTCGTCCAGATGCCATTCCTGCCACGAGCATGGAGTCGGCCATCAACATGGACTACGACGACTTCGGCAACCTCGTCACGCGCCTCGGGACCATCTCGCTCTCCGGAAACGCTCTCTCATCCAACTGGGAAGATGTCGTCACCGCTTGGGAATCAACGACATCCTACTTCGGATCCAATCTCCCGACCAACGCAGAGGTCATCTCCGGATTCTACTTCGACACGGCCACATCCGAACGTCTGGTCATCGCAGTCAACGACCGAAACACATCCGTCCAGAGCCTGTACTACGGTTCCCCGGGCATCTCGTACAACCAGATCGCAGGCTCAACGATCAGCTCGCTGGCGACCTACGTCTATTTCGCGCAGCTCAACGACAAACTGTTCTACTCGGACGGCATCGGATCACTGAAGTACATCACCAGCGCCAACGCCAACTCTTCAGTGGTCGCCGGCAAGATCAGCCGCATCGATGTCATCAATCAGGGATCGAACCTATCCAACATCCCTACTGTCACCATCTCCGCTCCTCCAAGCGGAACGACCGCCACCGCCACCGCCATCGTGGCCAACGATGGCAACTTGGTCGCCATCAACATCACCAACCCTGGCAGCGGTTACATCACGGCTCCAACGGTCAACATCAGCGGTGGCGGCGGCGCTCACGCGGTCGCATACGTTTCTCTCACTCCCCCGGGCAAACCGCTCTACCTCACCACCCACACCAATCAACTCTGGTGCGCGTCAGCAGATACCTCCAACCCCCCGGACACACTCTTCTTCTCGGACATCCTCGACGGTGAAACGTGGGATCCGCTCGGATCAATCCGCGTTGGCGGCGACGGCGATCCTATCCGTGGCCTCTACTCGTGGTTCGGGTACAAGCTGCTCGTCTTCAAGGAACGCTCCATCTGGAGCGTGGACGCCGATCCTACGCAGGATCCCGCCGACTGGATCATCTCCATCATCAGCGGGAACATCGGATGCTCCTCGCACCGGTCCATCGCAGCCGTGGGTGCCGACGTCTTCTTCCTGTCCCGCGACGGCATCCGCTCGATGGCTCAGATCCAAGCGGGCACCCAGACCAGCGTCGGCCTCGCGCTCTCCAGCCCGATCAACGACCTCATCAGTCGCATCGACAAGACCAAGCTCGAACTGTGCGACGGGGTCTTCTGGAACAACCGCTATCTGCTCGCGGTCCCGTTTATCACAAGCGGGCCATTCTCCGTTGGCCTTGAGAACGAGTCCGCGCTGCTACTGGAATCTGGATCAGACCTCGAAATGGAAGGCGCTTTCATCCGCAACAACGCGGTCATCGTCTATCATTCACTGGCCCGCTCGTGGCTCGGCTACTGGGACAACTGGCAGGTCAACGACTTCATCCCTACCGCATTCTCCGAGTTCGGGCCTGTCCTCATGTTCGCCGGCGAAATCATCTCGCTGAGCGACGGCGCTGGCCAGGTCTGGTCCTTCAACGACTACCTGCCCAACACCCGCCTCAGCCCCATCTCCAGCTCGGCCTACCTCGACGGCGGCAGCGCCTACGAATCATCGGTCATCACCAAGGCGTACAACCTCGGTGAACCGATCCCCGACAAGATCGGATACAGCATCCAGATCGCGCTCGATAACCCGTACACT